CGGAGAACCAGAGCACAGCTGCTTTCCAGCACTTCTATCCGAGTTCAGGTGAGACCTCGAACACGGTAAACCTGATGACCCAGGCTGATGGCTTACTGGGGATGCTCTGCTTCAACGATAGTGCCCCTGCAGCAGCCTCTGACACGGTCACCGGGAGCATCGACTACGACGCCACGGCCACAGGCACCGACTCCGTGCTAGTCCGACTGGAGGCATTGTCTCACCTGGACGGGAAGGTTACCTGTACTGGTGGGCCACTTGGAACGTCCCCGGTCACCATCGAGTTCACGGGGACTCTCGGTCTTCAAGACGTGGTGCTACCCACGATCACCGCTAGTGGTGGAGCCAGCATTGCTGTCGCGATTGTCCAGCAGGGGTCAGCCGTATCGAACAAGAAGATCACGCTGACCGAGTCCGGGGGGTCTGGCACATTCACGATCTCACATAACGCACGCCTGTCGCTTCAGCTTCTGGATGCCGAGACGGGTGAGCAGACGGTTGTGAAGGAACTTCAGACTTACGCGCCTGACTCCACGCCAACCGATACGAACCAGGAACTGGACATTGCCGCGGACGGGCTGGGCAACTTCTACTGCCTGACCCGCTCGGGATCCACGTTCTCTCACGCCGTGACGAAGGTGAACAAGTATGGGGCCCAGCAGTGGCAGCAGACCAATGCAGGGACCACCAGATCAATCACATACGATCCGGTCAGGGACCGCCTTGGGGTGGTGGGAGGGAGCGTGTATGGCAGCGGAAAATCGTTCGGAGTCGTTGCGGTCTCTAATGGAGCACTGTCCTCGTCTGATGACTCCCACGATATCACGGCCTGGAACGTCGTGCGTGTCGACGACAAGGGCGGGTTCCGCCTGTTCGCGACCCAGACTTCCAACAACGTGGCCCGGATTACCGAGGCGGCAACTCCCTCGGATACGGCTACTGGGTCATGGATCGCCAGCCACGGTGCCGGTACATCAGCGCATCGCGGGGCTTCGTGTGCAGCTGCGTATTCGCTGAACCCGGAGAACGCGACCTCCAAGAGGCAGACCGTGCGGTTGGCAGTGTCCGGTGGGATCATACGAGAGTTTGATGACCTCCAGTGGACGGATATCACTAGCGGTGGGGACCTCACGACCCCGGCTCTTGAGCGAAACGCCCCGGTCATCTTCTCCGCGCAGCTGGGGACCAACCTGTTCTACGCGGATGGCAGATCGGCCCAATACTACAAGTCTGAGACCCGGGCGATCACCACGTGGACTCCTACCAGCGGCACTCTCCCGATCGATGCTGCTGACAAGCGGCCCACCCTGATCGAGAACTGGCGTGGCCGGATCGTGATGTCTGCAACTGAGGCTGATCCGGCTGAGTGGTACATGAGCAAGGTGGGAGACGCCTTCGATTGGAACTACGCCCCTGACACGATCACCGAGACCCAGGCTGTTGCCGGGGTGAACTCGCCTGCAGGCAAGGCACCTGATGTGATCCGGTGCATCATACCTGTCAGTGACGACATCCTGATCTTCGGATGCGATCACAGTATCTGGCAGATGACAGGCGACCCGATGCTGGGTGGCCGGCTGGACGAGATAGTCGATGGCGTGGGTACACCCTGGGGCAGGCCGTGGTGCAGGGGTTCCAGTGGTGAGTTCTACCTCTTCGGGACACGCGGAGGCGTCTACCGTGGTAGTCCTGGGCAGGGTGTGCAGAAGATCACCGAGGGACGTTTTGAAGAGCGGATGAACAACGTCAACCTGAACACCAACCTCGTGCGGCTTGTCTGGAACGAGCGTGAGCGTGGAGTGCATGTCCTGATCACCCCGCTCACCGTGGGTGATACATCCAGCGAGCACTACTTCTACGATACGAGGACCAACAGCTGGTGGATCGACAAGTTCGCCGGGGCATCCACCCACGACGCGAGAGCAGTGCATGTGTTTGACGGAGATTCATCCGCAGACAGGGCCATCCTGATGGGTGGGGCAGATGGATACATCAGGAAGTGGGATGTCACGAAAGCCGATGATGACGGGACCGCGATCAGCAGTCACGTCTACTTTGGCCCGATACTCCCCAAGGCCCTTGGCACGGTGAACGTGAACGAGATCAGGACACTGCTGGCAAAGGGATCCTCCGATGTCACGATGTCCGTATTCCGAGGCAACAACGCGGAGGATGCGTACAATCAGACTACGGCCCTGTACACGGCCACACTCTCAGCTGGCAGGAATGTCGCGGAACGGCGGCGGGCCCAGGGGCATGCTATCTTCCTGAAGCTGGCGAATACGAGTGCGAGCCAGACCTGGGCGATGGAGTTGTTGCAGGCTGTGTTCACCGAGACATCAGGCAGGTTTGGCAGGATTTACTACTAATGACTGTAAACATTGGATTCGAGCAGGGTCGCCCTGACAAAAACGCACCCGCGAGATCAAGAAGGTCTCAGGCAAAATTGACTGGTGGTCACTCCGTACTCAAGGAACTGGGACTGGGCACCAACGACCCGGAATCAGCCTTGCACATGGTGAAAGAGACGGCAGGTGCTGCGGTGCTGCTTGAGCGGATACAAGCCTCGGTCAACTCCGGGGCCCTACAGTCGAGAAAGTCCAGGGGGACCTTGGATAACCGTGCTGCGGTTGTGGATGATGATGATCTGCTCACGGTCAGCGGGTTTGCATATGTCGGGGACAACAACGAGTACGAGGAGACGTGTCGGATCGAGTACGAGGTGGATGGCTCGGTATCTGACGGGACCAAGGGTGCTCCTGGTCGCATCGTATTCAGGACCTCCAGCGGGAGTGCCCTGACCAAGAGGATGCGGATCGACAAGGACGGTAACGTCGGGATCGGGATGGATGACCCGGACCAGACGCTGGAGATCGGGGGGATCTTCCACATCTCTACCGAGGTATCAACTCCATCCGCCCCAGCTGACGGCGATGGTGGCCTCCTGTACGTCAAGACTGACGGGAAACCCTACTGGCGTAGTAACGAGCTTGGCGAGACGGACCTCTCCGCTGACACCAACACTTGGAGAACTGTCACCGCTGGGGGCAACACTCTCAGCGTGAGTGAGACATTAGCGTTCACCGCCGGGACTGGAGTTGCTATCACCGAGTCCGCTGGAGCGGTCACGATAGCCAGCAACCTTGAGGGGACCGAGTTGGTCTCCACGGGTGAGGGCGGTGGTAGTAAGTTCCTCCGAGAGGACGGGGATGGCACGTGCAGCTGGCAGACGGTCAGCGGCGGCGGCGGGATGACGAGTTTCCAGTTGGAGGACGGTGACGGTACGGAGGTGGCGATCTCGGACGCCAAGGAAGTCAAGTTCGTCGAGGGTGGTGGAATCGACATCAACTGGACTGATGTCTCTACCGGATCTGATGCTGATCCCTACGACCTCACCTTCACGGTGGCTGACACGACCGTAGCGGGTGACAGTGGCTCGACAGGTATCACACCGGGGGACACCCTGACGATTGCCGGTGGGACTGCCTGCGCCACGGCGATGAGCGGGGACACCCTGACGATCAACGCGACCGATACCAATACCCAACTGACCCAAGAACAGGTTGAGGACTACGCCGGGGCCCTCGTTGCCAGTGGAGGGACGAAGACGGGCATCTCGGTGACCTATCAGGACGGCACTGGCGACATGGATCTCGTCGTGTCTGACCTCACCGTAGCCGGGGACTCCGGTTCGACTGGCATGACCCCAGGCGACACGGTGACGATTGCCGGTGGGACCAACATGACGACCGTGATGAGCGGGGATACCCTGACGATCAACCAGAGTGGTGGTGGCGAGCCGAACGAGTCGTCCTTCAAGACAATCTCGGTCAGTGGGCAGGATGACGTGGTAGCGGACGCTGACGATGACACATTGACGCTAGTTGGTGGGTCGAATGTAACTATCACGACGACTGCCGGGACCGACACAATTTCGTTTGCAGCGACCGACACCAACACAACGTACTCGGCAGGAACTCTACTCGACCTCTCGACCACCACATTCAATGTGGATCTTAGCGAAGCTAGTGCAGCGACGATTGTCAACGGAGATTACATCCTGTTCCTCGATGGAGGGGCCACCAGTGCGGCTGCTAAAGGGAACATCACGGACGTGGCATCCCTGTTTGCCGGTGATGGACTGACTGCATCTGCCTCCGTGATGGCAGTGAACGTGGATGATTCCACAATCGAAACGAATTCCGATGCCATCAGGATCAAAGACGATGGTGTGACATACGCGAAGATTCAGAACGTCTCGGCTGATGAGCGGATACTAGGCCGAGTTTCGGGAGCCGATGGTGTTATCGAGGAGTTGACCAAGGCGCAGGTCTTGACGATGCTCAACGTGGCGGATGGAGCCACGGCTGGTGGCGAGGACAACGAGGATTCGTTCAAGACCATCGCGGTCAGTGGGCAGGACAACGTCGTTGCCGACACCACGACGGACACGCTGACGTTTGCTCAAGCTGGTGGTATCACTCTCACGACAACCGCAGCGTCTGATACTGTCACCATCTCATCGGCTGATACCAACACGACATACTCCCCTGGCACTCTGCTTGACGTATCTGGCACTACGTTCAATGTGGATCTCACCGAGGCCGCTGAAGCGGTACTAGCCAACGGAGACTACATCTTGTTCTTGGACGGTGGCGCGACCGGGACACACGCAAAAGAGGCGATTGCGGATGTGGCATCCCTGTTTGCAGGGGACGGATTGACTGCATCTGCCTCCGTGATGGCGGTGAACGTGGACGACTCTACCATCGAGACGAACTCTGATGCCATCAGGATCAAAGACGATGGCGTGACATATGCGAAGATTCAGAACGTAACTAACACCGACAGGATTCTTGGGAGGGACTCATCGGGGGCAGGTGTAATCGAGGAGATCACTCCCGCTAACCTCCGCACGATGATAAACGTCGCTGATGGTGCTACTGCGACGACAGACACCAATACCACTTACTCCGTTTCATGCGTGGATGGTGACAATTCCGACGAGGAGAAGATCCGCCTGACGGCAGGGGGATCTGGGTCGGGAACAGACGACGTTGTGTTGGAGGCGGGGACGGGGCTGTCGATAGCACGCAGCAGCGACAAGATCACCTACACCAACACCGTCAGCAATACCGACACAACCTACTCAGTATCGTGTGTAGATGGCGACAATGCTGACGAGGAGAAGATTCGACTTACGGCTGGGGGGTCTGGTTCAGGGACTGACGATGTCGTCTTGGAGGCGGGCACGGGACTCTCCATTGCCAGGAGCAGTGACAAGATCACGTTCGAA